ATCCCCCATTGGGGGGGACCCGAGTTAAACACACATTAAGATAAGGAATCTTAGATGAGTACTTCAAGAGTGCGTACCAGAGAGTTGGAGTTCAAGGATAAGTTTTGGTACGAATATTTTAATCTTCGTACAAACTATTCTCAAACTACTAATACTACTGGCGCCTTCGTGAATTTTCCCTCATGGTTAGAAATAACCACAGATGAGGTTCATAAGAACTACCCTTACGAGGGTGGTCCTTTTGAATCACGGAAGTACGAATGCGAATTTCAACCTATTTGGGCCTTTCATGGTTATGACTTTAACCGAACATTGAGTTCGGGTGTTATACACTATGAAGGAGGCTACCGCGGTTATGCTTATGCAAAACCAGTAGTCCAACCGTCCAGAGGTATTCCACCTTCCGAATTTTCCCGATGTCAGGGGCAAGGTGCCGCTGCTTGGGACAAGTTTAAGCCAACTAAGCCAGTCGTTGAATTAGGCGTATTTCTCGCCGAACTTCGCGATTTACCTGGACTAGTATTTAAGCGCTTAAATAAGTTTCGGAATTTAGGCAATAATTATCTTGCCTATCAATTTGGCTGGAAACCGTTTTTAGGTGACCTAATCTCTTGGTTCGAGTCTATCCAAAAATTGGATGCTCAGATTGCCCGTCTTAAGAAAGATAACGGACAGTGGATCAAGCGAGGAGGAACATTATTTTCTTCGGAAGATGAGGACATTACCACAACCAGTGGTATTATGTCTGATCTCATGTTTCCCGGATATTACAGTATTGGAAACAAAACTGTAAAATCTGTGATTAAAGAGAAATGTTGGTTCTCAGCCCGGTTTAGATATTACATACCGGGTCTCTTGAATTCCAAATTCGGGAAACTTGCCGCCTTACGGCGTATTTGGGGTCTTGAATTAACCCCGGAGCAAGTATGGCAGCTTATACCCTTTTCATGGTTAGCTGACTGGTTTACAAACATAGGTCCAGTTATATCGAACCTATGTTCTTCAATGGACGAAAATCTCGTAGCGAAATATGCCTACGTGATGCTCGAAACCAGCGAAGAATATACAACTAGTTTGCAATTTACAACAAGTGTACAAAATGCGTACCCAGCTGCGTATCAGTATACTGATCATGAATTAAGTTCTATAGTTAAGATATCAACTAAGAACAGGGCTACTGCTTCTCCCTTTGGTTTTAACTTGGAGATTGGTGACTTGAACAATTACCAACGATCCATTCTAGCGGCCTTAGGAATATCAAGGCTGAAATTCTAACCCTTAATTTTAAGGAGGCTACCATGCTTTCAACCCCACAATCGGTGACGATTAATACAGTCGCCACAAACCTAAATCGTGTACTGGATAAAGATCTTTCATCCACGTACAGATCTGATGATGCTACACTTGAACTTAAAGTATCGCATCAGGAGCTGTCGACACGTACTCGCAGAATGGCACGGCTTGACCAGACGGTTATTGCCGCAGATCCATTAACTGCAGAGAATGCCTACCAAAAGGCAGGGGTCTATCTCGTAATTGATGAACCTAATTATGGTTTCAGCAACGACGAGGTAGGGTATCTGGTAGAGGCACTGAAGACGTGGCTAACATCGGCCAATATTACGGCTATGTTAGCGTCTCGTCATTAATCGGATTACCGATGACTCAACTAAGTTGAAAGCATGGCTTGTAAAGCGCTACCTTATATAGGAGGCTTGAAAAGACATGCAAAATGCCCTTACCTTAATGCGCGCTCTTTTATCAGAGTGCGCGGAAATGTGTTCAACCGAATGGTCTCGTGATTTCACCACAATCGAGGTGAGAACACGGAACGAGGGATTGTCTTTCATGACAATCACGCTACCTAACTATCTCGACGATTTTATGATTTCAATCGAAGAGGGAGAGGTAACCTCAACCGCATTTTGTGGTTGGAAAAAGCGGCAGTGTCTCCCTGTATTTCTTCAGGGTTTTACTAGTCTCGTTTTTGACCGGAAAGGAGTTTTACGTGAGCAATCCCAACTGCAAACATACGCAGTTAGGTCGGTCCGTCAGATTTGTTGTCTCTTTAAAAAGATTAAACAAATCTGTTCCCCAGATCGCGAAGAATCTGCGATCGAGGCGTACCGCAACCTCGATGAAGCGATGCGCGATAATATTAAGAACGTTTCCGATAAAAACTTGGAAATGTTCATTGATATATCTCGCATTATTACTAGCCATGTCTTTAGAGCCTTCGATCCAAGAGATCTTGTGCCCTATCATGGACCTGGTGCAACAGCTGATCGAGTAAATGGTAATCAAAAATATAACCATTCAAAGATCAACTGGAGAAAGGATCTTTCGGAACTTTACCAGTACGAACAAGTACTGTATAATAGTGAAGAAAGCGCCTACTTAGACCCGGTTAATGTGACTATGTTGTCTGATAAGGAACTGCCTGCTAGGTTAGCAGCAGTTCCAAAAACTCAAACTAAGCCACGCATCATCGCTCTAGAGCCCTGCACTGTTCAAATGGTACAGCAACCTATTAAAGATTACTTGGTTGAATCTATGGAAAGTAACATACCCACAAAAGGGCATGTAAATTTCTCAGATCAAACCAAAAATCAAAAATTGGCGCTAGAAAATTCGCGAACGAAGAAACTAGCAACTGTAGACCTAGTCGGTGCATCTGATAATGTTCATAAGGAATATGTTTACCTTATGTTATCAGCTAATCCAGAACTACGTGATCACGTTTTTGCTACACGATCGCGCTGGATTAAGATCAAAGATGAAGAGATTTATCTCAACAAATTTGCATCTATGGGCTCTGCCCTTTGTTTCCCAATCGAGGCACTATTTTTCTTTGTGCTTTGCATTCAAGCAAGATTGATAACTAAGGGCCACTCCGTTACGTTCTCTAACATTTGTTCAGTGTGCGAGGACATTTACGTCTACGGGGATGATATACTTGTTCCCGCAGATGAGGTTGAAACTGTGTATGCTATACTCCATGAATTTGGAAATGTAGTAGGTACGAAGAAGTCCTTCTCGAAAGGGCCTTTTCGTGAATCCTGCGGCGTAGATGCTATAAATGGGGTTAACGTTACCCCCATCTATGTGCGTCAGTTACCGCCTACACAGTTTAAAGGACAAGCCGACCGCATAATTTCATGGGTCGCATCAGCTAACTTGTTTTACCAAAATGGTTATACAAATGTAGCCATGGAGATGAAACATGTGGTTGAAAAGATCACTGGTAATTTACCTAGTGTTCAAGCGACTTGTGCAGGTTTGGGCTGGACCTTTGGAGAGAGCGGGAAATCCCGCCTCTCAAAGAGATACCAACGTAAAGAAGTTCTTACGTGGGTACCGAGATTAGTCCCGAAAAAGGATAAGATCTCGGGTTATCCAGCTTTGTTCAAATGTTTGCTTAATCTTAACAAAGGATATATTCCTCTATCTTTTGATTGGGCGTGGAAGCGAAATCTTTTGCTTAACCAAGCTCAAACTGATAAGAAACATTTAGAACGGTCCTCAGGGTTTGGCACCCTTACACTTCAACGTCAGTGGAC